TGTTTATTTCAATATGTAGAAAAACACGGAAAACATTTATATGAAACTATACGAGACAGAGCAACAGACAAAAAAGTCTTCTGCGTTTACGGAGGAGTTGAAACCGAAGAACGAGAAAAAATTAGAGAAATTACCGAAAAATCTGACAACGCTATTATCGTGGCAAGTTATGGGACTTTCAGCACAGGCATTAATATCAGGAATCTTCATAACATTGTTTTTGCTAGTCCTAGTAAGTCCAGGATAAGAAACTTACAAAGTATTGGTAGAGGTTTAAGGTTAAAAGATAATAATTCAGAGGCCACATTGTACGATATTTCAGACGATTTAACACATAATGGTAAAGAGAATTACACTTTGGCTCACTTTAGAGAACGAATAAATATATACAACGAGGAAGATTTCAATTACGAAATACATAATGTAGATTTGAAATAATGCATCAGCCTATGGAAAATGTTAAAATAATTAAACTAATAAATGGTGATGATATAGTTTGTTCTTTTCCTAAAAAACAACTAGAACAAAAATCGCCTTTAATTAGAATAGTAAAACCATTACTAATCAAGTATGTGCCTCAACTCACACCAATGGGATTTAAAGACTACATTGCTCTTATTAAATGGGCGGCCTATACTAATGATTCGGTAATTACTATACCAAAAGATAAGATACTTACAATAACAAATGCCAGCTCGGAGATGGGGAAATCATATGAGCATATGGCTGTAAACTATGATAAAATAGATGTGCCTAAAAAAGACAACCAGGCATACACTAGAACACACTTTAGTAAAGAGGATAACGCTAAGATAAATGAAATATTTGATGAACTAGGAGATGATGAATTAAATGATATTAAACAATCTTTTAACCCCATTAAAAAGAAGACTCTCCATTAGGAGCTGTCTCTCAAAGGCTACACGCCTATTATACATAAATCCACCGAAAAGTCAATGCTGATATGAAGAAAAGAAACTTTATTGCTAAAGAGTTATTGACACCAAAATTTAAACCGAAAATTGTCAAACCTAAAAAAGGTAAAGGCAGTTTTAAACGACAAAAAATCAACACAAGCTTGACAAATAAATCAACATAGAGTATATTAATATTATGGCTAAAAAGAAAACAGAACATTATGTAGATAATAAAAAATTCCTGGAAGCAATGAAGGAATATCGTAAGCTATGTAATAAAGCAAAACGAGAAAAAAGAAACAAACCACCAGTTACAGATTATATTGGTAGTTGTTTTTTAAAGATAGCAAATCACCTATCATATAGACCAAACTTTATTAATTACACATTTAGAGACGATATGATTAGTGATGGTATTGAAAACTGCTTACAGTATTTGGATAATTTTAATCCAGCAAAATCAAATAATCCGTTTGCTTACTTTACACAAATTATTTACTATGCTTTTATAAGAAGAATACAAAAAGAAAAGAAACAAGTTACAATTAAACAAAGACTAATACACGAAAACAACTTGGATGATTTTACATTACAACCAGGTGATGATGGTGAATTTAAGAACCAGTTTAGAGAATTTTTACAAAAGAATACAAAATTAGAAGAGCCAATTAAAAAAGAAAAAAAGAAACGAAAAACTAAATCTGGTCCTTTAGGTTAATATGAAAATAGCATTACTAAATGACACTCACTTTGGGTGTCGTAACGACTCACCAGCCTTTATGGCTTATCACAATCGTTTTTATGACGAGATATTTTTTCCTTATCTGGAAAAAAACAATATTAAAACACTTGTACATTTAGGTGATGTAGTTGATAGAAGAAAGTTTATTAATCACAATACAGCTCACAATTTTAGAACCAAGTTTTGGGATAGACTAGCTGATTTAAAGATTGATACACATATCATAATAGGTAACCACGATACTTATTACAAAAACACAAATGAAGTAAATGCTATTGAAAACTTAAATCTTACTGGCAATCCTTGGATTTACACAAAACCACGTGAAGTAGAGTTTGATGGTACAAAGATACAATTTTTGCCTTGGATATGTGATGACAACTATGAAGAATCTATACACGCTATAGATCACTCAAGCGCCGATATATGTTTTGGTCATTTAGAAATAAAAGGTTTTGAAATGCATTCCGGCCATATGAATGAACACGGGCTAGAGGCAGGTCAATTTAAAAGGTTTGAAAAAGTTATATCTGGTCACTTTCATAAAAAGTCAGATGATGGCCACATTTACTATCTTGGAACACAATACGAAATTATGTGGTCAGATTATAATTGTCCAAAAGGTTTTCATATATTTGATACTGAAACAAGAGAACTAGAAAGAATAGAAAACCCTCTAAAGATATTTAAAAAGTTTATGTATGATGACACAAAATACAATTACGACCATTCTGGTATTCAAGCTTATGATGGTTGTTTTGTTAAATTATTTGTGTCTCAAAAAACAGACGAAGAAATGTACAGCAGATTAATTGAAAGATTTTACAATCAAATCAATGTACACGAACTTGTAATAGTAGAAGACCCTAGCGACATAAGAACTACTGTTAGAGACGACATATTGGAGCAAGGTGAAGACACATTAACATTTTTAAGAAATTATATTGACCAAGTTGATACAGATTTAGATAAACACAAACTAAAAGAGTTTGCTAAAGAATTATATGTAGAGGCCAGTGAATGAGTAAAATAACAAATATTAATTATACTTATACGAATTGGGGACCTTTTCTTATGAAAACAAAAGTGCCTGATTATATTATAAAGAAGTTAAAAACTGAAGGTAAAAAAACAAAAGAAAGTTATAATTATAGTTTAGCTGGTCATTTAGATAATCAGTTTTTATATCCACCAAAGGTACAAAAATGGTTTTATGATGAAATACACCCTATCATACAAACATATAGAAATGGTCATTGTAAGTTTCACGGTATCGAAGAACTAAATGTAGAATTACAAGCAGATGATTTATGGGTTAACTATATGAAAGCAGGCGACTTTAATCCTGTGCATACACACGGTGCTGATTACTCTTTTGTAATATTTGTTGATATACCAAAACAACTAGAAAAAGAAGGAGAAAAATTTAAAGGCACATCATCAAAACCTGGATCATTAATGTTTGAATATACAACACAAGCTAGGCCTCGTTGGGCAACAACTGGAACATATGTTATACCAAAAACGGGTGATATGTATATCTTCCCTGCTTTATTACAACATTGGGTCTGTCCATTTAAATCTAAAGTAACTAGAATAAGTGTGTCAGGTAATTTAAGAATACTAAACAAAGAAAAACTACCACGTGATTACTTTTAAAAAGATAAAATATAAAAACTTTCTTTCTACTGGTAATACACCAATAGAAATAGACTTACATAAGTCAAATACAACTTTGATTGTAGGCAGTAATGGCTCTGGAAAATCAACTTTATTAGACGCCTTATGTTTTGTTTTATTTAATAGACCATTTAGAATTATTAAAAAAGAACAAATGGTAAACACAATAAACCAAGGTGATTGTGAAATACAAGTAGAGTTTGATGTTGGCACAAAACAATATAAAATTATAAGAGGCATTAAACCAAACATATTTGAAATATACCAAGACGGTAAACTTATAAACCAAGACGCCTCTAATATAGACTATCAAAAATACCTAGAAAATAATATAATGAGATTAAATTATAGGTCATTTTTACAAGTTGTATTATTAGGTTCTTCATCATACGAGCCGTTTATGAAAATGAAACCACGATATAGACGAGAGGTGGTAGAAGAAATATTAGACATTAGAGTATTTGGTCTTATGGATTTAATATTAAGGCCTCAACAATCAGAATTAGTAAGAAATGTATCAGATTTAAGCCATCAATGTGATTTAATAGAACAAAAGTACGAGACTGAACAAAAACACTATAAGGCTATTTCCGACTTAAACCTGAACGACCTAGAGGGTAAAAGGAAGTCATTGGAAAAAAACAAAGAGGCCGAAACAGAGTATCATAGACAAATTGATAATATTAATAGGCAACTAGAAAAACACGAAGTAGATATAAGAGATAGAGATAAAACTGAAAAGAAACTAAATCAGTTAACTAAACTAGAGGCCAAAATAGAACAAAATTTAAATACACATCAAAAGTCATTAAATTTTTTTAATGACAATGATAGTTGTCCTACTTGTACACAACCAATAGACAAAACATTTAAATCTGAAAAACAAGAAGAACTAAAAGGTAAAGTGGTAACCTTAAATGATGGTATGAAACAAATTATGGATGAGATTGCCAAGCACGAGTCGGCAATCGCCAACTTTGCTAATATTGCCAATAAAATCAATGAACTCAATGTAAATGTATCTAAACTACAAACATCTATTGAAGAACTAAACAAATATTCAAACAACATACACGAAGAAATTAAGAAGTTAGAAACTAAACAAACAGATGGTGAAGATATAGAACAACAACTAGAACAACTAAAAGATGATTTAGAAAAAACTAAAATAGAGAAAAATAAGATAGTAGAACAAAAAGGTTACGTAGATATATTAAGAACTATATTAAATGACAAAGGTGCTAAGGCACAGATTATTAAGAAATATCTACCAATAATGAATACACTAATTAATCAATATCTACAAAATATGGACTTTTTTATATCGTTTCATTTAGACGAGGAGTTTAACGAAACGGTAAAAAGCAGATTTAGAGATACATTTAATTATAATAACTTTAGTGAGGGTGAAAAAATGAGAATAGACTTGGCCTTACTATTTACTTGGCGACAGATAGCAAAGATGAAAAATAGTGTAAACACAAATCTATTAGTGTTAGATGAAATC